TTAATATCTCGCACCCATTCTTTTTCTTCGCCTGAGAGCTTACCATCCCAATACACTTTATATGTCTGTCCTTCAGGATCGAGCGAGTACAACTCGTTGCGCCACCATCCACAGAAAATGGCACGCTGAGTCCTAGCTCTCTTAGCAGTAACATACATATCGTGAAACATATTAAAACCACGAGCAGTACTTTCAAATGTATATAACCTATCTGGATTAGTTTCAGCAAGGGAAGCTAGGAGAGAAGCTAATCCTTCTTCATCGCCCCAGCTTGAGGTTTCTGTTCCATGTAAGTATGTAATAGCCTTACCACGACCCAGACTTCCTTTAGCTCTAAGCCCAGCGACTTGATAAAAGATACGGCTGCGGTTCTTGAGGGAAAGCTGATTTCGGTTGTGAGCAAGGATCGGGATCTTGAACTCTTTGGGCAAACCATCCATATACATGGCAAGGGTTGTTCGGAACATATCCCGATTTTCTTCCGTATCTGTTGTGAGTGTGCCTTGAAGCCCTGGGTGCATGAAGTGCCAGTAGAGGTCAAGTGCGAGGGAGATTGTTGTGATTCCAAGTTGCCTTCCTTTCAGGATTACAAAGAAATGGCAATCTTCTTGCAATCCCTTCGTGATTTCTTGCATGACATAGGTTTGAGTACCTAAGAGGTTGTCCATCTTCCGTAAGCCTTGCTCCTTGGTTTCAATCTTGAGCTGCTTACAAAAGTAATAAAAATGTTGGAGGTTAAATTTACTCATGGGTTACCCAAGGTAATTTGTTGTCGTATTTTTGCAACATTGTATAGTTGCCTTTCTCAAAGAATCCACGATCAACAGAATATTCGTTACCACCTAGTCGAAAGCAAAAGGTGCGCTCCCCTGACCAAGTAAACTTTGGAAAGACTTGTTTTGCAGTGGCGTAAAACTTACGATCTCCACCCCATCCTGGCTGTGATAAGACACTAGCAATCATCTTGAGGTTCTCGGTTTTCATACCCCACATACACCAATCTACAAAGCGGTGACCTTGGGCTTGCCAACAGTCGTGTAGCTCTCCTAGGGCTTCGCAGTCATCGTCAAATAAATACTGAGCGTCTTTGTCGTAAATAGATCTTAGGCAATAGGACCAATCGTAGCCTTCATTAATCTTTTTTATGATTGATTGAACATGGTAGGGTTTATACCAATCATCATCATTGCAAAAAAAGGTAACATCCTCATTCACTAGGAAAGCAGAAGCAGCTAATAGCCGTCTGCCCTCAATATCTTTGCCACCGACATTACCATCCCAAAAGCACACCTTTAGCTCAGGGTATAACCTTCTGAGTTCCACAAAATGATTAAAACTGTGGTCACAAACAATGTAGTGCGTAACGGGATAAGTCTGGGCTTTGACTGATGCAATGCAATTTGATAGCTCCCAGGGGCGCTTGCCGTTAGTAACTGTGACTACCGCTGCGGTTTTCAATTGTGCTTTTCCAATCGTTTATGCTCAAAATGCGGAATATCCCAATACGCCACCTTTAGCCTGGCACTGTGATTCTTGGCTAAGTCAATTAAGGCGTTATAGGTCATTTCGCTAAAGCGCTCTTTCCATTCGGTAGCCAATTTGATCTTTTGCCTTTTAGTACGGCAAGACAAAGCACGCATCATCTCCGTTTTAAACATCAGGCGCTCTTGGGTTAATCGCTCAATGTCTTGCATCGCCATCATCAGGACCATCTAACAATGATCTGAGATAAGCAATCTCTTGTTCTGCTTTAAACAACAATTTAGACGATTCCCCGTGAACCCGCATTAGCTCATGGAAGATGGCATCTTTTTCCATTCTCCAAATACGCTCCATGTACATCTTCTTGGCTTGGTCATCGGCTTTCTCAATGTACTGAGCTACCGACATCACATTATTGCCATTCATTGCGTTCTCCATACTCTGATCCCTTCGTTATCTACTCTGGCTATGAACTTGCGATTTAACTGTTTGCCAGCTCGATAGTTGGCATTACAGACGATTTGTAGCTTCCCCGTTGGCACAAAGAATGATTCTCCGACTTCCATGACCTTATATGGGTACACATTGCGTTTTTTCTCTGGGGGTATGGGAATATTTTTATCAATCGATATACTCATGCTATTCTCCTTATATCTTTGCTCATCATACACTATCATGATACACACATACAATGAATATCATCTAGGTGATAACCTTATTCACCTTAACTTCTTACGCAAGGTAGCATTGCAAGAACCGCACCTCGATTTCACTCACCACTGTTCACCGCAGTATCACAGCCAGTTAGAACCCTTGTGCGAGGGTGTTGCTATAGAGCTTGCAGATCTGTCGATCCCTCCTTCTAGTATTCACGCCTGGATAGGGAGAGAAAACTATTACCACAACCATTCTCTCAGGCGCAAATGGGCGCAGTTTCACCTAGCGTGGTTTGACCACCTCTCGGATTTGATGGAAGTAGGCAATCCGATTGCTTGCGTAGAGGACTTACTGTTTGATTACCCCGCTCTTAAAGCTCCCTCCAGATACGAATTTGATTACCTGATAGTCAATAGCCCTCCCCAATCAGGACAGCTTCCCTCCTATACCCCGCAATTCTTTGAAAAACGGGTACGGGATCTAGCAAATCAGGGGTTAAAAGTCATTACAACCTACCCTACAGGGATGTGTCCATGCACCTTAGAAGCCAAATATACGGTCACTGACATCGGTGTGTTATCTAAATCGGTAAGCTATATTGAAGGCATCGATACTGGTCCAATGTGGACTACGCATAATATTTTCAATCAAAACAGCGTAGTACAGCGTCTGATCTACACCAACGCTTCAGATAGCTTTGATCTTTCCAAGAATGTGATTGTTAAGCAAGCGCTAGAAAACTGAAATTTTTTTTGGGGTGGTATCGGAGAGGGGTACGCACTCCACCGAACCCAGACCCACTCACTAGGGCAAATTACGCTCATGCTGTAATGAGATTGTAACGGGTAGCCAATTAAGGGCATATTTAGGTTATATAACTGTATGCCATAACGCTAAGCACAATTACCCTTTTTGAAAGCGGTAAGGGAGTAGTTAATCCATCCCCCATTCAAATTAACCTACGCTATATCTATACATATACTTACTATCCTATATGACAAACTATAGATATATAGATCCTATACATTCTAGAAAATAGACTATAGATCTATAGACTATAGAATTATAGCTATGCCGATAGTATCAAACTATTGATATAAAAACAACGATAGAAAAAATTATTGTTTGATTGTTTGCATATTGCTGTATTTATGTATAATCATACCTATGAGAGCTAATCTCATAACCTAACTACTAAGAGGATATTATGCAAAACTCAATCTATCAAGAAGTAACCGATCAAATCATTGCCGAGATCGAAAAGGGCGCTATGCCTTGGGTTAAACCTTGGAAAAGTGACAGCAGCGTAGAAAAAAACATTGTAAGTAAGCGGGAATATAACGGGATCAATCGCTTAATTCTCGCTATGATGACTCACTTTAAAGGGTATCAATCACCATTTTATGGATCATTCAAGCAATGGCAGGATCTAGGGGGTACTGTTCGCAAGGGTGAAAAGGGTACGAAGATCGTATTTTATAAGCCTGTATCAGTAGAAAAGACCAACGATCAAGGAGAGAGCGAGAATTTCGCTTACTCATGCCTTAAAACTTATTATGTATTTAATGCCGATCAAGTAGATGGCATAGAGATCGCTAAGCCTGAAGTATCTCCCAGGGTTTATAACCCAGCACCAGCATTAGATGATCGTATTCTAAAAACTGGTGCAAATATCAAACATGGGGGATCATCCGCTTTCTTTTCTCCAATGGGTGATTTTATCGGTATGCCAAATAGAGATACATTTAATGATGATAGCTCTTATTACGCCACTGTATTGCATGAGTTAACCCACTGGAGCGGAGCTAAACACCGTTTAGATCGTGATTTATCAGGCAAATTTGGGAATAGCAAATATGCTTTCGAAGAATTAGTAGCGGAACTGGGCGCTGCTTTCCTATGCCAAGATTACCAAATTCAGGGTGAATTGCGCCATGCTGGATATATTCAAAACTGGCTTACTTGCTTGCGTGAAAACAATCAAGCAATTTTCAAAGCAGCAGCATTAGCTCAAAAAGCAGCCGATTATATCAATCAATTAGACGCTATCAGTAATCAAGCAGCAGCCTAGTACTAACTTGCAGGGCATTGTTTACAGTGCCTTGCAGGATTAGCATTTTGCTAGTCAATACCTAACTACTGGAGGAATTTATGTTTATTTCAGAAAATCAAATCAATAACGCTGTAGAGCTAATTCTCAATACCAGGGATTTTTGCGGTGATGAGATGTTAGCAATCTGTGATTTTTGCGCTGATGAGAATATAAAAGATTGGCGCAAGGTTTACCGTATCGCTAATTTTAGGGCTAATGCACGCTGGAATGAATTTAAAAAGCAAGCTGGCGTAAATCCTAGGTATTGCTTATGAGCGCCAGGGATAAATACAGCGCATATTGTTACTGGGCTGCTAAGCAAGGGATCATTCCCTTGTCTTTTCATGCCTGGCAGTCAACCGTTAAACCTGGGAGGATCTACTGATGAATTACCACGATACCGTAATAGATAAGATCATATTGATAGCGTGCTGTATTGCTGTAATACCGCTTATTATCGTTTTAATGGCGATAT